GAAGACTCTGATATACTGTTACCAATCCCAGAAGAGTTAGAATTATTTGAGCAAGCTAAGAAGTATCTTAAGCAATACAGTCTCCGTGAGGTTTCTAATTGGTTAAGTACTACCTCAGGCCGCTACATCTCTCATGTGGGTTTAATGCAGAGGGTTAAACTTGAGCAAAAACGTAAAAAAGAAGCTTCAATCCAACGCTTCTATGCAGAAAAGTACAAAGAAGCCGCAGAGAAAGCTGAAAAGCTCGAAAACCAACGTATCGGTGCAAGAGTTAGAAAAGATAACAGTGCCAGCACAGGTCAAGCCGCCTGAGTTTGAAGTAGAAGAAGCAATCAGAGAGATTATCTTTGAACCTAACCCAGGTCCACAGACAGATTTCTTAGCTTCAACTGAACAAGAGGTACTATACGGTGGATCTGCTGGGGGTGGTAAGTCATACGCCATGATCGCAGACCCTGTACGCTGGTTGAACAACCCACATGCCACCATGTTGCTGGTACGTAGGAGTACAGAAGAGTTAAGAGAGCTTATATCTGTTTCCAAGCTCCTTTATCCCAAGGCAATACCTGGGATTAAGTTTATGGAACGGGATAAGACATGGGTTGCACCCTCAGGTGCTACTTTGTGGATGTCCTACCTAGATAGAGACGATGATGTGATGCGGTATCAGGGACAGGCCTTTAATTGGATAGGCTTTGACGAGATGACGCAGTGGCCTACGCCTTATCCTTGGGATTACATGCGCTCAAGGCTACGTACTACTAAAGATTCAGGGTTACCCCTCCACATGAGGGCTACAAGTAACCCAGGAGGTCCAGGCCACCAGTGGGTTAAGAAGACTTTTATTGATCCTGACGTACCTGACACTGCTTTCTGGGCTACTGACAGGGAAACAGGGGAAACTATCACTTGGCCCAAGGGTCACACAAGAGAAGGCGAACCACTCTTTAGACGTAGGTTTATCCCTGCTACTTTGTTTGATAATCCCTATCTAGCTGAAGATGGTATGTACGAAGCTAACCTTCTGTCGTTACCTGAGCACCAACGTAGGCAGTTACTAGAGGGTGACTGGGATATTAACGAAGGTGCAGCCTTCTCAGAGTTTAATAGGCATATACACGTAGTAGAACCTTTTGATATACCTGATAACTGGGCTAAGTTTCGTGCATGTGACTATGGTTACGGGTCTTACACAGGGGTTGTATGGATTGCAGTAGCTCCTGACGAGCAACTGATTGTTTATAGGGAGATGTATGTATCTAAAGTTATTGCTACTGATCTAGCTGATATGATATTAGAGGTTGAATCAGAAGAGAAAATACGTTATGGTGTACTTGACAGTAGTTTGTGGCACAAGCGTGGGGATACTGGCCCTTCTCTAGCAGAACAAATGATCATGCGTGGGTGTCACTGGAGACCTGCAGATAGATCTAAAGGCTCTCGTGTAGCAGGTAAGAACGAACTACACAGAAGGTTACAAGTAGATGAGTGGACTGAAGAACCTAGATTAGTATTCTTTAATAGCTGCTCTAATATTATTTCTCAGCTACCAGCTTTACCACTGGATAAAAAGAATCCAGAAGATGTAGATACACACGCTGAAGATCACCTATATGACGCCTTACGATATGGAGTTATGACAAGGCCTAGGAGTAGTTTGTTTGATTACAATCCCGCATCTAATCCAGGCTTTCAAGCAAGCGACCCAACCTTTGGTTACTAAGGAAATATAATGGAAGAAGATGATTTCTTTGAAAATGAAATGGCTATGGATTCAGTGGAGTCTAATGCCGTAGAAGATATGGGCGAAGATGAATACTCCGATCCTAATGCAGGTACTGTAGTTGGATTTGTACGAGAGCATTATTCTAAAGCTTCTACTGCTCGTGAGACCGAAGAGACACGTTGGGTACAAGCATACCGTAACTATCGAGGTTTATATGGTCCAGACGTGCAGTTTACTTCTACAGAGAAGTCTCGCATATTTGTTAAGGTTACTAAGACAAAAGTTCTTGCTGCTTATGGGCAGATTGTAGACGTACTATTTGGCAATAATAAATTTCCAATTACAGTTGACCCAACTACTTTACCTGAAGGTGTTGCTGAGTCTGTACACTTTGAATCTCAAACTGATATGCAGAAAGCTAAAGAAGAGTTTAGCCCAGACGAAAAGAAACTTCTTCCAGGAGAAACTGTTGTAGACTTGAGTGAACGTCTTGCCGGCTTAAAAAGTAAGCTTGGCCCTGTTCAAGATATGCTTAAAGAAGGCAAGGGTACTACACCTACAGAGATTACTTTGCACCCTGCAATGGTTTCAGCAAAGAAAATGGAAAAGAAAATCCATGATCAACTAGAAGAATCTAATGCAAACAAGCAGTTACGTGTTGCTGCCTTTGAATGCGCCTTGTTTGGTACAGGTGTAATGAAGGGTCCGTTTGCTGTAGATAAAGAATATCCTAAGTATATAGAGGGTGAGTACAAACCTGTAATTAAAACAGTACCTCAAACTTCTTCTGTATCTATATGGAACTTCTACCCAGACCCAGATGCAGCTAATATGGATGAAGCTGAGTATGTAATTGAACGACACAAGATGTCTCGTACTCAGATGAGAGCACTTAAGCGTAGGCCTTTCTTCCGTAAGAATGCTATCGACACTGCAGTTAATATGGGCGAGTCCTATACTAAGGAGTGGTGGGAGCAAGTCATGGAGGATGACTCCAATGATTCTAGGGCAGAACGTTACGAAGTCCTAGAGTTCTGGGGTAATGTAGATATAGAAGTTCTTGAAGGTCATGATGTAGATATTCCAGATAACCTTAAAGACTTAGATCAAGTCTCTGTTAACATTTGGATCTGTAACAATCAAGTACTACGTTTGGTTATGAATCCATTTACTCCAACACTTATCCCTTACTATGCTGTGCCTTATGAAGTAAGTCCTTACAGTTTATTTGGTGTAGGCATTGCTGAGAATATGGATGACACTCAGACTTTGATGAATGGCTTTATGCGTATGGCTGTGGATAACGCAGCTTTGTCAGGCAATATGCTAATTGAGGTTGATGAGACTAACCTAGTCCCAGGCCAAGACCTATCTGTGTACCCAGGAAAAGTCTTTAGGAGACAGGGGGGTGCACCAGGACAAGCCATCTATGGCACCAAGTTTCCCAACGTATCTAATGAGAACATGCAAATGTTTGATAAAGCTCGTGTACTCTCAGATGAGTCTACAGGCTTTCCTTCGTTTGCTCACGGTCAAACAGGTGTATCTGGTGTAGGACGTACTGCTTCTGGTATCTCTATGTTGATGTCAGCTGCTAATGGTAGTATCCGTAATGTAGTTAAGAATGTAGATGACTACTTACTAGGCCCACTGTCTAAAGCTTTCTTTAACTTTAATATGCAGTTTGACTTTGACGAGACTATCAAGGGTGACCTTGACGTTAAGGCTCGTGGTACAGAAAGCTTGATGGCTAATGAAGTACGTAGCCAACGATTGATGTCTTTCTTACAAGTTGTACAGAATCCAGTACTAGCACCATTTGCTAAGATGGACTATATTATTCGTGAGATTGCTAAGTCTATGGATCTTGATCCAGATAAGATTGTAAACTCTATGGCTGATGCTTCAATTCAAGCTGAGATCTTGAAGAAGTGGAAGGAAGCTAATCCAGCTCCACCACCAGCTCCAGGTAAAGCAGGTCCAGGAGGAGCACCTCCAGCAGGACCACCAGGCGCACAGGCAGGTGATACACAAGGTGGAGGAGGTGGCAACATAGGAACTGGTTCCGTGCCTACACCAGGAGAACCTGGCTTCTCAGCTAACACTGGCAAAGGTGCTGCATGAACAATCTAAAACCTCTAGTAAATGATAAGACTTTATGGGAAGCTTTTCAACAAGAACTAGATAATAGGCTTAACGAGACACACAGGGATATGGAGCAGACAGACAGTGCTAACTCTCTGTACCGTCTACAGGGTCAAGCTACTGCTCTACGTAAACTAAAGCAACTCAGGGAATATGTTAATGCCTGATCCATCTTTAAAACCACCAGTTAATACTGGTGAAAAAACAATCTCTGGTAGAACTATCTGGAATGATCCAGAGACAGGGAAAGATTACTCTGAACGTTCTACAACA